ACACCGTACTCGACCTCAGTAACGGTAGTGGCTGTGATGGTCGGGGTGAGGGTCGTGCCAGGGTAGGCGCGGACCCGGAAGGCTCCCTGAACCTGGGTGGCTGCAGCGTTCACCAGCTGGAAGACGACGGAAGCGTCTCCTCCTGCAGGTACCGGTGCAAAGTTGGCGGAGAGAACCGTCCCGACAACCCTAAACCAAACCAGGCCCTCGAACCTCTGGTTGAAGGTGATGATCTGAGTGGAAGTCACATCGTATGGAGAGGCACCTTGTGCATCCATTACGAGTGGTCCAAACAGATGAGTCGCATCCAAACTAGAGGACGCCGAAGCGATCCCACCAACGAGCCCCTGGATCTGGGGCGTATACAGCTCAACTACATAGGTCACTTCCACAATCCCGAGAGTGGCGGCTGCCGCCCCCTCAGTGCAGATGTGGAGTCTGCCCAGGTCTAGCGTCTTGATATCATACGTAGTCCCGGGGACACCTACCCTGGTGTACCTGGACCTGGAACGGTCACCCTGGCCAAGATCTAGGGCCAGACTGATCGGATTCCAGACAACGTCTGAGGCGGAATCATGATACGAGAGGGCATCGAACTGATTGCCCGGCGCGTCATCCGCCGCATCAAAGTCAAACGCCAAGATAACCTTCCCAGCAGCCGAAGTGGCTGACTGGGGACGGAATCTAAAGGCAAGAGACCGGAACTTATATGTCTCGTAGCGAGCCCCGATTGGGCCAAGCCAGGGGAAGCAAGATGCAACCCCCGGATTGACACTAAAGGAGCTTACCGCGAACGAGGTCCCGGTAGTGACCACGGAACAGAAAGCCTCCGTGTGGCTTATCAGAGTACAGTTCTTGTCCGCCCGGATCACCGGGTTCGGACGGGGGCCCTGCGGTGACGCACGGGCGACATAGGCAACGACTGGCTTCTTGGACTTCTTCGAATTCTTCTGCTGCTTCATGCTCTTGTATTGGATCCATCCGAGCGGGATGGACTATACATCCAGCCACAACTGCAGATCGCAGAGGCGCCGTGTAGTCTCTCGGCATTCTTGATAGCACGGAAATATTGAGTGCACCCTCCCTGACATCGGCACGAAGGCCAACTAGTCGGGGTATCACACCGTTTTGGGCTATTACATGGCTGAACCCAATGGAAGGTTTAACGACATTTCCAGGTCGGCAGCAGGTAACTAGGTCAACTCGGTCAGTTCGGGGGGGACCGCGTCTCCACCCAACTCAAGTTCGCGCAAAGCAACTTGTGTATACCGCGATAAGGCTCCATCGAGGCCCGAAAGGCCCTCAAGGTGGAGCGGTCGGGAGGTCGTACTGAAACGATCATCTCCGGATCTCTTGAGTGTATAGAGAAGGACATGAGGGCGGACTGGACCGGTCTGTCCGAATCCATGGCGAGAGTCTCTCCTTCCCCTAAGGGTGTGTAGAGTCTGCCGGAAGAGTCCGCAGGCCCCCACATGGCTCGAGTTTTGAAATGTCCAAAGTGGTACAGATGTCTCACTGGCATCTTCGTGCTAGATGGCACTACTATCCCCCTGAAAGGTCTAAACTTCTCGAATTCGCCCTCGAACGGCTGCTTCGCAGCACGCCGTAAGAAGTGGCCGAACCTGCGCTGGAACGGTGTGAACCGCACCATCGGCCGCGGGCCTTCAGAAGTCTGACGTACGGAAGTCTCCAACCTTGGATCAAGGTGGAAGCCTAAACCTCCGTACAACGGATCAAGAAAGAGGGAATAGTTCCCTGACTGGGTGAGATCGTCGATGACTTCGCGATTGTAGTGAAGAAACCTCTCGTGTGCCCGGACCGGGTCCACCGCACCACGGATTACCTCATTGTAATAGGACCAAATCGGGGAAACCTGAGTCTCGGACCGACCAGAGAGCTTCGACTGACCTGTCAGAAGCCCAACATTGAGGTACCCACATCCGTGGAAGGTCACTCCATCCCAGAGGAAGCCGGTTGAGTTCACGGTCAAGAACCTTTTGGAAACATAGTTCTTACCGAGGGACAGCTCGAAACCAACCTCATGGATATTCTTCAACCACATCCGATAGAACTCCTCATTGCACCGAAAGAGGATATCATCGCCATTCACGAGAACAGGCAAAGATCGCGCGGAGACCGAGTGCCCTAAGAAGGACTCCAGGGTCATCCAGTAACAGACGAGATTCACTGCGCAGAGGATCGGGAAGCTGAGGGTGCTACCCATCAGCTGTCCAGTCCTTTGTAGTGTAGGGTCTAACTCGCCCGACTTGTTCATCGTGGGTGGATAGTGCAGCTCCTGTTCATACAGTACGTCACGGAGGGAGTTCTTGTCCTCCTCGGCGAGACCCGACTGGCAGAGGGCCTTCTCAAAAGCCAGCTTGGTGTAAGCCAACTTGAGATTGTCGGTTGCGGCACTATAATCCCCGCTCACCCAGAGCGGAAAATCTAGCTTCAAAGCGCGTTCCCGGTCTAAAAGGGAATGCAGATCCTGGATCGTGACGGGATGGTGCGTAAGGTCGAACTGAGGGAACCTCTTCATATAGCCCCAGAGCTCCTTCTGGAAGAAGCGACTGAAGTAATAGCGGAAGGGCTCTCCTTTCGTTATAAGACGGACCTTGAGTGGCTCAAGCACTGCCTGGACCATGACGGGGACCTCCGGCCTCCGCCGGATCTCCGCCCGAACGTCACGAATATCAGGAGTCGAAGGACTCCCCCTCACCTCCCGGACAACTCCGGGACGTTCCTCATACATCTCGAGTAGCTCACTCGGGACGATCTGAGAAGGAAACACGGTAGCCCCCCTCCGGTCTGTCTTCAACTGACCGAAGAGAGTTGTCGCGCGTATGAACTCCCGCGCACCGCCCTGGGATCTAGTTACACCCCATGCGGCCGAGGTCGATGCCTCGAACAATTTTGGCTGTTGCTGTGGTAGATCCTTGAAGAAGCGGACGAAGTAGGGCTCAAAATAACCCAACTTCTCCACCTTGACTTCCTTGGTCAGGGCCGTCCGATGCTTGATCATGGCATCGTGAATAAAGGATTCAGGAACGACCTCTGCCCCACGCTTCACTCCCTGGAGGATACCCAGAACAAGTCTGAGATTCTTCACAGTCTGAGCGTGGAGGCGATTCTTGAGCATTCGCTTCATACCACCCGTGTACAGGAGGGCCTCTCCCTGGGACATTTCGGAAGAACTGCCGAATGTCTTACCCGGAAAATAGCTCGCGCACGGTAGCGGTGGCAACTCCGTCAGCACCGATTTCTCGGTGTTTCGGAGATAGGCTGCCATTGGGTAGACTACCCAAAACTTCGCGTTCTTAACGAAGTCCGCCATCGGCCAACTCAACATCTGCCTAAAAGCAGACAACTGAGAACGAAGAGGAGTACGAAGGACTTTCTGAGAGAGCGAGTCCATCATTACTTCAAGCCCCGAACGAGCTAGCTTGAGCGCGTGCGGTAGAACCTTTGGGAAGGTATACCGGCGCGTCCCCTTTATGGTAGGCTTTGTCCTCGTCACGCCGAGGAAATCCATTAGACCAGCTGACTCGAGAGTCAGCTGGGTTCTGGATCCCTCGTCTAGAATGACGACGGACTGGTCGGTGTCGGGATTCTCCCTACATAGACCGCCTAAGACCCCATCGAGAAAGACGAGACCACACTGGCACTGTGCC